CTCCCAGAAGTAGTCGCAGCAATTTTGATTGCTTTGCCCTGTGTGCTGCCTGATAGTAATACCTTTGTAAAAGTTGCCATTGTGTTTTCCTATCCGAATATTTGGTTGGCTAAAATGTTTTGATCTGAGTCTGTTGCTGCCCCTGCACCTGATGCACCTTGTGCTCCTGTAGCACCAGTTGCACCAGTTGCACCTGTGGCTCCAGCCAATCCTTGTGGACCTTGCGCTCCGTTAGTACCGTTATTTCCATTAGTTCCAGCCAATCCTTGTGGACCTTGCGCTCCGTTAGTACCGTTATTTCCAGCAGTACCTTGAACACCTTGAGCACCAATCGCACCTTGAGGACCTGTAGCTCCTTGTGCTCCTGTAGGACCAGTTGCACCAGTTGCACCAGTGAAACCTTGTGGTCCAGTTGCTCCTGTCGCACCTGTGGCACCAGTAGCACCAGCAATACCTTGTGCTCCTTGTGCTCCTGTAGGACCAGTTGCACCAGTTGCACCAGTAGCACCAGCAGTACCTTGTGCTCCTGTTGCACCTGTTGCTCCGGTCGCGCCGGTAGGTCCTTGAACAGTAGAAGCTGCACCAGTTGCACCCTGCGCTCCAGTCGCGCCTTGAGGACCAGTAGGACCAGTCGCTCCACCTGACGGTCCTGTAGCACCTTGAGCACCTTGTGCGCCAACTTCACCTTTGGGACCAGGGAACAGATTGTTAGAGCTAATAGTTACTCTAGCCATTAGTGCCTCCTAGCATAGGAATGTTAAAAAATGTTTGATCTTCATCCGCAGCTTCTGCAAACGACACATGGATGTGGTGATTGTGGGCATTGATGCCTGAATACTTAACCCATCGCCAAAGGGTTTTGCGTGAGCAGATTTTGCCCATGTGGATAACATAAGTGATTCGCTTGTGGGATTTTGCATATTCTCGAATCTGATCTGCAAGATAGACGGAAGTTCCTTTTGCGTTGTTGAGGTCAGCATCCACATCGATGGCGCGTACCCATCCTTGAGCATCTGGATTGTGATCAGACTTGCGAACAGCGTGTTTTGTATCGCCGATCCACCCATCGGAAGTTCTATCTCGATCTGGGAAACTGTCATCAATCTGTTCTCTTAGTTGGATTGCGGATTTACTCAGGCGCGGCTTCAACGGCAGTTGCCTTCTTGTGAGCAGCCAATTCTTCTTTGGTCATATCGCGGATTACTTCTTCACCTGTTGAGCAGTCAATGATAAGTATCTTTGGCATTAGTTGCTCCCATAAATCTTGATGGTTCCTGATGAAAAATTGCCCGCCGATGCTGTTAATTTAATTTGATTGATTTGTTCTTTAGTGAACCACGCACCCTCAAATGAGTTGGTCGCGATTCCGCTATAAACCGTTCCAGTTACCGTAGTTAATCCAGAAGTATTATCTAATGTGAGCATTAGTGATTGAAATGTACTTAAATTAACACTACCAAGAGGAAATTGACTTGGAGAACCGAATACGCTGTTCCAACTTCCATAACCAGAAATAGCCGTAGAAGCGTAATTTGCAGAACTATTGTTCAATTGCATATACAGAAAACCACTACTTGTTAAGTCTCCTTGATAAGTGACTCTGTAATAATTATATGAAGCCAAAGATGTAAATGAAACAATTCCAACCCCAGTTGGAGTAGAAGATGCAATTTCGATCCAGTTACGCCCTACGGCTGGTGCTGGTACTTGTGACATTCCCACTATGCAATCTCCATTCCTGAGATATGGAAGTTCACCGCTGTGTTAGAGGCTCCACCCTTGATGGTCTTAGTTGTAGCCAGTACTTGCTTGCAGTCGATATACACGGTTGTGTTGCCTGCGATTGTTGTCGCAGTGTGGATAGCAATATCATCTAGTGCCATTGTGAATGTGTAGGCAGTAGCAGATGTATTAGTTACAGCGATGTTAGTGATGATCGCTGTGGTGCTCGCTGGTACTGTATAAAGAGTGGTCGTGGTAGTAGTTGTTGCTGCTCCACGAAATAATGCTTTTGGTGTATTTGCCATTAGTAAGCTCCCATCAATGCGGCAATGACTTGGTCTTGAACGGTGTCGTCAGCAGCTGAACCAAGAGTACGGATTGCCGATGCTCCGTTCTTGACCAATGCTGTGTCATCTGGTGTGGACCAACTGAAATGTGTTGTGGTTGCCATTCATGCTCCTAGTCGTATGTTGCCCATTGTACCGTAGCCCCGACCGCATTCCATGCAAGGGCAGCCGAGACATCTTGCCAGCGTGTAGGCTGGATTGAATAACTTGACTCGCTAGTGATAAGCGAGATTGCAGCTTGATTGCGTGAGACTTGTAAAGTCCAGCCCTCAACAAAGCCATAGTAATTTGTAGGCATCAAAGGTACTGGAAGCCCAGAAATGCTAATTGCCTTGCCCATAGTCATCTGCAAGAACTTGTCTAGGTCAGCCGATGAGACATTTGGTGAATCTAACTGGATCGTAAATGAGGACATATTGAGTCTAGGCACACGGCGTAAAGCGACATACTTGTCAGCCAGTTCTTGAGCCTCAGCAGCGTGTTCTAACTCTGTGCTGATCGATGCTCCAAGCAACCCATAGGCTGCAATGGATGTGGCATCACTTGAAGTTTTAGTGCCTGATTTATAGCTCAAATTGATTGAGTTAAGAATATCTGCAAGAGACTTGGATGAAGCAACTGATCGCCATAGGATGTAATTTTCCGGGATTGCTTGATAGCCAGTAGCAGCAACTGCAATAGTTCTGCGAGACTCGTTAGCCCAGCCGACTTTGCCGTTAGCAGTTTCATAAATGTAACCGTTAGCCATGCCACCATATGTAGCAGCTGTGGAATAAGCATCTGCCTCAAATGAACCAGTATTTTTGAATTCATAGATACCGGGTGAATCAACGACATCAATTGTAACGCCTGCATCTGTCAAAATTGAGGTCATGCGAGCTGAATCATATTGCTTGGCATAAGATGTTGAAAGGATAGTTCTAGACATAGCAGCAAATGGACCAACGGCTGCAATGGTAATTATTGAAACTTCATTGACTGAGCCAACAGCATTCATGCGTGTAGCGATGCTTGTGACCTTGCCTGTAAATACCGTGCGAGCAGTAGGAGTTGCATTATCGACTTTGACCACGACTGAGTCATTGATTTCAAATGCGTAATCTGAATTATCCCAGTTGGCTATTTCAATTGTTGCATAGCCTGTTCGAGCCTGTTCCCAATAGGAGTTGCGCCCATAAGTCACAGATACGGTATTAACAGCCTTAGATGAAAACTCAACACCATCAATGACTACAGAGCAATTTGGATCCCAAGCCATTAAGCCACCGCGAAGTCGCTTTGACCTAGCCGACCGAATGTCCCACTCGTATTGGCTTCAGTCTTTAGAATTGTTGAAATCTGACGAGCAGTCGAGACTGGATCAATTGCGCCATTGACTGTGATGTTATTGACTGTAGTAGCAGTTGATCCAGATGTGGCAGCTGCGCGAGCTTGGTCAGGACCAGATGCAACACTTACTGTTGATCCAGATGGTGCTCCAATTGTAGGGATGTTAGGCAATAGCGGAATAGCGTTGTATGCCTTGATAACAGCATTGATTGCACCAATTGCTACGCCAACTGCTCTAGTGATTCCATCAATGACATCTCCGATAATGTTAAGGATATTACCTGCAACCACTCCAACTACCTTGAATGCGTTTGACAATGTAAAGCTCAGGATTGGAACAATGTAATCTACAATAAATTGCCCAAATGCCTTAAATGTTTCTTTATTATCCATGATGGCTTTTTTGATTGGATCAAAGTAAGCAGCAAACTTGCTGAGATTAGGAATAACCTTCTCTACGATAAGATTGACTAATTCCTCAATGATAGGTAATAACTTGGTTCCGATTGTTTCTTTGCCTTCTTCAAATGCTACCTTGAGTCGATCCATGCGCCCCTGAAATGTCTCAGCCTGCTTTGAGGCTTGACCTTCAAATGTCGCAGCTAGTGATGCAGTTGCAGCATTGAAATCCTTTGACTTGATGATGTTCTCATCGATGCCACCGCCTAATTTCTTTAGGGCTGTAAAGTTTCCATCATGTGCCTTTGCTAAGGCTTCTGAGACTGCCTGCAAGTCTTTGCCAGTACCGGCAGCAATGTTGATAGCAAGAGTCTGTAATTTCTGTGCTTCTTCGACATCTTTTGTACTTCTAACCAAACGATCTAGCGATGGACGAAGTTTTGTGTCGGTGATGCCGTAGGCTAATTCTGTCTTGAGAATATAAGACTCAGTCTCTTTGATCTGTTCCTTTGTTGCTCCAGTCACATTCTCTAATGATGTTGCTAATCTTAACTGGGCTGCTTCATCTTCAATTGCAGCCTTGACACCATCAATGGCTAACTTGCCAGCATAGGCAACGGCAGCAGCACCAGCAGCAAGGAATGCTGCTCCTGCTATCTTGCCAAACTTTTCTAACTTGCCTGCAAAGCCTTCGACCTCATTTGAGGATGTATCGAGCTTCTTCTTTAGGTCATCGACATCGGCAAGGATGGAGAGCTTGAGGGTTCTATTACCAGCCATTAGTTATACTCCTTGATAATGCGAGAGAACGCATCTTCCCATTGTGCAACTATCTGAGGTTGAATCTCTCTCAATGTTGAGTAGATGAAATAGCCTGAATTGCCTCGACCCTTGACAGGTGTTCGAGATGGGAACTGCTTAAAACGATTAGAACCAAACTCCATGCCATAGAGCAGATCTCGTGTAGTTCCACCGCCGGAGAACTTCTGTGAAGCAAAGCCGTATGAGAACTCACCGATCTTAGATGATTTTGAAATCTTAACGCCACTAGCGATTCTTTGAGCTGCTATTGGTGAGACTGTGCGAGTTGCAGCCTTATCTTTAATCTTGCCTGCTGCAAACTCTGCCAATGCAGATGATTCCTTCTTGGCTTCATCGATGGCTTGATCAGACATTGCTTTGAACGCTGAAGTAATAGCCCGGAGTTCGCGGCGATCATAACTGATTGGATCAGTTGCCATTTCTCTCCTCTAATACTTCAAGTGCCGTTAGTATGTCCTCTGCGCTTTGCCATTCACTCATAGCGATTCCTGTGGCAATAGCCACTTCTACTAGGAGTCGACTTATGCTTCCTGGCTCATGGCTTTTGGGTCTGACTCACCGACTGTAATGTCAGCAACGCTTTCCATCCAAGCCTCGAAAGGTTTGACTGGACGACCACCAGACTCACGCTTGATAGTGTGAAATCCTAAGAACAATAAATCCCAGATACCTGCGAACTCATTGAACTTTGTTGTGGAGTGTCCAGTCTCCTTTTCCCATTTTGCCCACTCTGGCGGCTGTGCCACTACTGTGACTTGATCGCCATCGTTATATGTAATTGTGATTGGTAATCTCATTGTTTGCTCCCGTTGTTTGATTCTTAGCTAACAGTTAGTGTTGGCTTTGCTGTGCATTGTAGTGTGAATGTCACAGTCTGTGCATCCTTACCATTACCAGTCGCTGTTGGGAATGATGGGTAAAGGTTACCTGTGAATACTGCACCTGTTGCAGCTGTGAAGCTGTAACTCAATGCTGTGTCTGGTGCTGAGTTAGC